CTTTAGCTAGAACTTATATTATCTCCAGTTCTAATAGTGATGCTGCCGTAAACTTTGCAGGTGCAACAGAAGTTTTCTGTACAGTGCCTGGTGCAAAGATAGGTTTACCTAATCCAGAAGAATATGGTTCTTCATCAGCGCCAAAAATTATTACAGTTAAAGTTGCAAGTAAATCTGGACTTCACCCTTATCAAGGTCAGGGGTCCGGTAACGCATATTATTTAGATGGATTAGAAGCCCCTGCATTAAGATTGTCAGGAGTAGATACGTCTTACAAGTATTACTACAGGTTTGATCAATCCGATTCTACTAACTCAGGACACCCATTTAGATTTTATTTAGAATCAGATAAGTCTACAGCTTATACTACAGGTGTAACTACAAATGGTACTCCTGGTAGTTCTGGCGCTTACACACAAATAGCAGTTGATTCTGAAACACCAAATATTTTATACTATCAATGTTCATCACATGCTTACATGGGTAACCATGTTACAAATATTGGCAACAAAATTAATTCAAACTTATCTACTTTAGGAGATATAACTGTTGGATCTAAATTAAAATTACCAACAAACACAGCTAATAAAATTTTAGTAGCTGATGGTACATCATTTGAAGAAGTTGATATATCTGGAGATGCAACAATAGCATCTGGAGGAGCATTAACATTAGCTAACTCTGGAGTATCGGCAGCTAGTTATACAAACTCATCAATTACAGTGGACGCAAAAGGAAGAGTGACAGCAGCCTCTAGCGGAACAGCAGGAGCTACAGCAGGTTTTGCGGTTGCAATGGCGATAGCATTATAGTAAAGGAGTAATATGGCACAAGACTTTAAAAGATTTGGAGATCAAGACGTAGGAACATCGGCATCTACTATTCACACTAGTAATTCTAATGACGCTATCATCTCTATTCGTCTTGCTAATACTACGACATCAACAATTACAGCAGAAGTATTTATTACATCTTCAGTAACCGGTGGTTCACAAGATCATTACATTATTAAAAATGCACCCATAGTTAGTGGTGGATCTCTCGAACTTATAGACGGAGGAAGTAAGCTAGTGATTCAAAACGGTGATGTTGTTAAAGCAAAATCGGATACAGCAAGCTCATTAAGTGTTTGGATGTCTACAGTTGATGCAATTAGTTCGTAAGGAGATTCATGGCCTATTTAGGAAACGCACCCGCAAGAAGCTTCATAAGTTTTGAGAGACAAGTATTTACAATCGTAAACTCTCAAACTGCCTACACTCTATCGCATTCCGTAAATAACGAAAATGATATCAGACTTGTAATAAATAATATTGTTCAGGAGCCGGGATCCGGTAAAGCTTATACTGCATCAGGCACTACTCTTACACTATCCGCAGCGTTAACAAATGGTACGGACGAAATGTATTGCGTATTCTTAGGTAGAGCTGTTGCAACAAATGCACCTAGTGCAGGATCAGTGGGCACTTCACAATTAGCAAGCGACGCTGTTACAGAAGCAAAGATAGCAGATGATGCTGTTGAAAGTGAACACCTTAATGATAATGTTATTTCTGGTCAAACAGAATTAGCAACTGCACCAGCTTCAACAGATGAATTATTAATTTCTGATGCTGGAGTTTTAAAAAGAGTAGATGTATCTTTAGTTGGTGGAAATAATACACCAGCTTTTTTAGCTACTTGTGAAAGCACTCAAACTATAAGTCATAATGTTTTTACAAAAATTCAATTTGCTGTTGAAAAATTTGATTCAGACGGAACTTATGATAATGCTACTAATTATCGTTGGACACCTGGAGTTGTTGGTAAATATGTAATTGGTTTTGCTGGTTGGTTTTACGATGCTAATGATGCTTTAAGTAGTGTTGTATTTTCTATTTATAAAAATGGTTCAGCTTCTACTTATTTTCAAAGTAGATTAAATTCAAGTACAGCTCAATGGCAAAGATTTTGGCTAAGTGGTGTTCATCCGATAGATGTAACTTCAACATCCGATTACTATGAAGCATATGTTGAAATAAATACAACAGATGGTGGCTCTGTTGATTTTAATTCAAGTAGTTCTAATTTTAGAAATTACTTTTATGGATATAAATTAATAGGAGCATAAAATTATGGCAATAAGTAAAGTAAAATCAGCATCGATAACAACAGACGCAGTAGGACCAACTCAATTAAATGAGGCATCTAACTACGCATTTACCGGGACCGTGACTGGCGCTGGTAAAGAAATAACAGAAATAGATATGTGGAGATTAAATAATAATTTTACAGGATCTGGATCAAGTTCTTATGCTTTGATAAACAACTATTGGGAGAGAGCTGATAGCGATGGATTTGTTAAAAAAGGAACAGGATTATCTGAAAGTTCTGGAGTATTTACTTTTCCATCAACTGGATTTTGGAAGATAGATTGGAATTTTGAAACAGTACAAAATAATGATGAATATTTAAGAATTAAAATGATGTTTGGTGGTAGTAGCGGAAATAATAGTACAGTTAATGAAGATGTGTCTGGTGCAAATGCGACAGGCTATGCAAGTGTCAGTTCAAGTGCAATTATAAAATGTACTGATGTTGCAGATAAATTTACATTTTATAATTCAACAAGTAATGGAAGTATAGACGGTGATAGTGGCTCAAATAGAAGTGGCTTCACTTGTATAAAAATAAACGATGTATAAAATTAACTAGAATTCTGACACATATGTGTTAGATATAAAAAAGGAGGAAAACTATGGCATCACTATCAAGCAAGGTCAAAACTTATTGCGCTAATAACGGCGTAGCAAATGTAGACTTTATGACGGACGTTTTACTTCAGGATGACTCAAACGGTCAGGGCCCTTACATTAAGGAATGGAATATCTCAAATGTAACGAAACCAAC